TAGTCTTCAGGAACAGAATTCTGATATTGTGAGCACTGTTTGGGAAGAACCGTTCCATGTATAAAGACATCTTGCCGTTAGGATATTTAATGTGACAGATTCCATTTTCAATCATGTTGCCCCCCCCTCAAACCGATATACCAAAGGCTTTCAGCCTGTCTTTTGCTTTCTTGATGTACCATTCCCGGTCAAGCTGTTCCGGGACTTTTACGTTGTCTGTGCTTTGGTTCCAGATGAAACAATGGTCAGGTGTATTGCCAAACTTTTCAGGCTTTCCCCTGCTGCCACCACATTTCAGCAGCCTTCCATCTTTGATGTCCTTGGAAGCAAAGACACGATAACATTTATATGTGAACCTCTGTGTGGTTGGATATTCATAATGTGTCTTGATCACCCGGCTTCCGGTGTGACTGACCACAGGATCACAGTGTTCATGTTCCACCCACTTGTACTTGTCGGACAGCTTCACAACCTTCTGGAACTGAATCAGGTCATCACAGTCATTGATGGTCTTTTCCACAGGCACACCATGTGCCATGAATTCAACCAGTGCTGTCTTCAGTATGGGCAGGTCATTGTCTGTCCTGCTTGTTTCCTTCACATAGTCCCCGCACCTTTCCACACCACCGTCAAGGTCAACCCACAGATAATTGTTCACATCCTTCTGATAGATTTCAGATATGCAGTCCAAGGCAAGACCTATGAAACACTTGTCAGTGCTGCATCTGGTTTCCCATTCATAGCAGATGTCATCAAGCATCTGGAATGCTTCATCTGTGTTTGGTATTTCTACGATCAGACCATCAGTGTTGGACTGGATCAGAAAGAAACCGGGGATTGCTTCAAGGTGTTCAATCAGATCCAGAAGCATCAACTGTCCATTTATACACATGCAGTTGTTATTCCTTGGATCATATGCAGGGTTGGTCTGATCCTTCATCCCCCCGGACAGTGCATTCAGCATCTTCTTGTAGGGAAGCTGTGCCTTCTTCCACTTCTTTGCTTCTTCCTTGGTCTTTGCAGTCTGTTGTTTCTTCTTCAATTCCCATCTGGTCTTGTAGACCTTCGGATAATTGTCATTAGTCGCTGCCCTTGTTACCAGTCCCCATGCTATCAGCAGGGAAGGATAATAATTGTTCACGTCTACATGGTAGATTGCACCCTTTCTGTGGCAGGGTTTTTCTGTTGCCCCATGCAAACCGCCAAAACCAAAAGTGTGCGGGATTCCTGCAACCAGTGTGTTCAGTGACTGGCCATAAAAGTCACGCTTTACCTGCCAGTCATCCACCACGATACCTTTTTCACGCATTTCATTGATAGGTGCCATGATGGTTTTCATTTCTTCCCGTCTTTCCCTGAACCATTCCATCACATAGGCATACTTTTTCAGCTTCAGGCACGGCAGGAAGAAATAATCAAATTCATCACTGAACTGCCTTCTTTGACATCCAAGCACCTTTGCAGTGATCCTTGCTTCAGAACTTCCAATGTCTGAAAGAAAGACCTGTTCAGGGAATGCTTTCACAATGTCAAACATGGCATTGAAGTCATCAATCTTTTCCATGAATATCTTGATGGTTTCTTCCACATCATGCGTACAGTAGAAGATCATCTGGTCAATTTCTTCCTGTGTCAGTGGTCTGTCTATGTCAAAGGGAACTTCTGTTTCCCGGATGTCAGATCCAAGGAACCCTTCAATGGTCTTCAGACCTATTGGCGGGTTGGGCATGACATCATAATTGATCATGTTTATCCGGTTGAATTCCTTTGAAAACTGCCACCCTTCCTTTTTCAGCACAATGATCCAGTCATTGATTTCCTTTGGATTCATCCCCAAAAGGATACCCTTCAGAATATACTGGTCATAATGCCTGTTATTGTAACCAACCCACACAGTGCCTTGGTGTTCTTCAAAGAAGGTGGACAGTCTGTCTGCATCATTCACAATAGGGTATTTTTTCTGTTCAAAGGGATCAATGCAGACCACTAACCAGTCATATTTTGTAACCTCAAAGTCATAAAAAACCATGTTATCCACCTACTTTTCCACATGATGTGGATTATTAATCCACATCATGTGTATAAAAAATCACATATCGAACACTTCAGAAATACTGAAGAACTTATTCACATAAGGTTTGTTGGTGTAGGGGTTGATCTTGTTCGATTCCTTCACCTGATAGTCCAGATCAAAGGCAAGCTGTCCTGCAATGGCCTGATAAAGGTCTGTCAGATAGTCACCTGCTTCCTGCATTCCTGCATCTAGTTCCTTCAGGATTGCAAACTTGTCCACTTCACCGTCCGTCATTTCACTGATCAGGCGTGCCGTCTGTGGCTTGCCGTGTGCAAAATGGTCATCAAAGGTGCCGTTGTAGAAGATAAGCTGTCCCTTGTGTTCACCGTCAGTGATCTTGAAGGTGATGTTCACCTGATCCGTGCCAAAGGAAGACGTGCCCACTTCCATCTTGTCCAGTTCCACCGGATAGATGCCAGAAGGAAGTTCCGGAAAGTTCCCTGTGTTCTGGTTCTTGAATCTTTCTTCCATGCTGTCCAGTTCGTTTTTGTTTACCTTTGTCTTAAATGCGCTAAAATCTACCATAATTTTGTTATATCCTTTCTATGTTTAATAAAATTATCTTGTGCGTCTTCTTCTGGTTCTTGTTTCAGGTGGATTCATGGAACCGTCTGCCTGATCTGTTCCCTTTGCGATCTTGACCACAGCGTCCTTGTATTCCTGTTCTGTAATGACCTGACCACCTTCAGGTGCAAAGTCACCGGCATGTTTCATCACATAGTTGTCAGTTTCCGGGATATGGAAATATGTGTCTTCTGTCAGCGCAGCATCTTCTGCTTTCAGTTCTTCAGGTGTAGCCCCTACAATGGCACCTGTCCCTGCATCCCTGTTCCTTCTTGTACGTCTTGGAACCTTTTCATATTCCGGTGCAGGTACTTTATCCAGTGCTTCAGATACTTCTTCATATGGAACTTCTTCACGGTCACCTGCTATTTCTTCAACAACTTTCTGCTGTGCTTCCACATAATCATTCAGTTTCTTCTGGTTGTCTGCCTGAACCTGTTCCCTTACCCCTTCCTGAACGTCTGTGGTGCCCTGTATGGGCTTTTCTTCCTTCCTACGTGATTTTCTACCACTGGAAGGTTTAACCCCTTCTTGTGACGCTGTGGCGTGTTCTGTGGCCATTTCTGCATCAGTCTTTGCACCCGGAAGGTCATAATAGTTTCTGATGCAGTCATCCACATATTTCAGATCATTGTTAATTGCATATGTGGGGAACATCCCTTCAGGTGACTTCACGGTGTCCTTGCCGTTGTTCTGTGTACAGAAGAAATACTTTCCATCTTCAACACCTGTTTTCAGAACTATGGTTGACTTTGATTCAAGGACAATATTCTGATCCAGAAGTTTTCCAAGTGTCTTGATCTTTTCACCGCCAAAGTCATTTTCTTCTGTGTGACAAAGTACATAGACAATGACTTCATCCGGGATTGCTTTTGCAGCTTCAGCCACTTCCCAAGCGTGCTTGCCAATATCAGTCCACTTCTGGTATCCGGTTTCTGATGACCTTCTCATGAACTCATTAGTCATTAGTGTCTGGAAGTCATCAACCACCACAATATTGTATTTCCTACTGAACCGCTTGATAGTGTCCACAATGTCATTAGAATTATCACAGACCACTCTTTCCACCTTGAATGCAGGTGCACCCTTTCCAAAGGGAAGATCTTTTCCTTCCAGATTGATCAGACCAAATTGATCAGCAGGGATGTTCTTCATTGACCGGGACTTTCCTGTCCCTGACTTTCCCATTATCCACACAAGTTTTCCCATCTTTTAAACCTCACTTTCTTCATTGTATTCACTGTCCAATGCTTCTTCATCTAGTGTTGCAACGATATATTCACAGATGAATGCTTCCATCCGTTCAACCAACCATTCAATAGTCTTGACCCTGATTTCTGCAACCACCTTGCCAAGAATACCGTCATTTTCATCTGGATCACAGTCAGCCTTGCAGTTTTCAACTTCCTTCTGAATAAATCGCATACCTTCAAGAAACGTCTTTGACTTTTCTGACAGTTCTTCAGGCTTATACTTTCCTTCATGTACCAGTCTTACATAGTTCATATTATTCACCCTCACTTTCTGAATCGTTTCCTTCAATCACCCTTGATGCCCACATGTCAGCCCAATGCAGAAGCATCAACAGTTTGGTTTCATATCCGGGAATGACTGCCATTGCACCTGTTTCCCGGTCATACAGTCCATCATGGTAACGGATTGCAAAGGCTTCATCCTCTGTCAGATCAATCCATCTGTTTGCAATTTCCACGGATCTGAATGCATGTGGTGTTGGCAGCAGTTCCTTGTTTCTTTCCCAAGGTTTTGCATCTGACTGTTTACCTGACTTCAGGATGTTAGGAACATATAAAGCCTTGCCATAGTCCCCACATTTGCCAAGATCATGCAGCAAGCTGACGATCACAAGACTGTCCCTGAATTCCGGTGTGATATTCTTGCCACCGATCAGGGCAACTGACAGCTTTTCTGACATGTGCTGAACATTCAAACTGTGTGCTGCAAGTCCACCCGCTTCAGCGTTATGCCTTCCACCGCCACTGGATGCAGGTGCTTCAAAGAACCCCTTGTCTTCCATGACACCAATCAGATCTTCCATTCCTTCACGCCCGGTCTTCATCAGCAGGGCTGTGATTTCTTCCTTCACCTTGTCCCTTGTTTCCTGTGCAGCCTTGTCCTGATCCTGAACCGCTGCAACCTGTTCAGGTGCTTCTTTTTTCTTTGCCATTTTTGATACCCCTTTCAAGTATTTGTTTTAATAATTTTTCTTCTATTGCTTTGAGTTGATTGATATAGGCACGATTTAAGTCATGCCATCCAAGTTTTAGAACATACTGCAATTTGTTTTTTCTTTTAGTTTTCTTCATCAACATCCCTTTCAAGCAATTTCTGAATCCATTCTTCCTGCAACTTTATGTTGGCAATATACCATTCGCTCATCTGCATCTTGTGAACATACCATTCCTTGAATTCTTCAAAATCCCCCGGATAAAGCAGAACAGACCACCCATTTGATTTCCTGATGCTTTCCAACATCTTCAATTGCAACAGTGTTGGTTCACCTTTTTCAGCTTTCAGTTCAATACCCATGAACTGACCGTTGTCACAGACCAGAAGATCAGGAACACCTGTCTTGGTGAAGTGACCACCGCCCCAATACTTCAGGAACCATGAACCATGTTCCATAAGGAACATTTTCACCTTGTTTTCAAAGTGCTTTTCCTGTGCCATAATTTACCGCCTTCCTTCTGATTTCCATGTATTCCTTATATGGAAGACCCATTGAATCAGCAGCAATGTGAAGGGCATTCTTCTTTGTTCCAAATGTTCCCCTTTCAGACATCACTGGACAATTGGGAAAACCAATCTGGTGTGCATACCATCTATTTGAACCTTTTTCCTTGCTGACCGTATATGATAATTTCATGCACCTTTTCCTTTCCGCTTTCTTTTGCATAGACCAGTGTCCCAAGCGTGTCTCACATTCTCTTTCTGTGTTACCCATTCAAGCTGTGAAGCCCTGCAATCATGTTTCTTCCCATGCTTGTGATTTACAACCGTATTCTTTTCTGGATCATCATTGTGAACAAAAGCCAACGCCACAAGGATATGAACCCGGCAATTGTTCCTGTCCAGTTTCACCCGCAAATATCCTTTTCCATCATCATATGGTTTCAGTAGGACACCCGTTACCATGTTCTTGATTCTTCCCATACTTGAAACCATGTAAGATGGATGTTCTGGAATGACTGACCATCTTTCACGCATTTCAAAAGTCCTTTCCATTGATCCTGATGTGGATTTCAAAATTGTCATCTATTACCTTGATGATCCAATAGGGAAGCATCAGCAGGACACCCACACCAACCATCTTCAATGTTTCAGACAAAGGATAATACTGACCAATTTCTGTCATGTAGTCTGATGTGCCGACTGCACCCAAGATCAGCACTATTCCGAACACCATGATGAAGCTTGTGATAATTCTTGCTGTTTTCATTTCTGTCCCCCTTCAAAAAGATAATCTGTGTAGTCTTTCCCTTCTTTTAAATGCATCAGATTAGTAGTTTCTATGCTGTCACTGACCAGAAGGTAATAATAGAAACAGGTCTTGTTCTGGCCAATCCTGTGAATTCTTTTCTTGGACTGTTCCCACATATCACAGGAACCCTTGCCAAGTGGTAGTGTGAAGTAGATGATCCTGTTGGAAAATCCCTGGAGATTAAGACCATAGGCACCCGCTTGGTACTGAACAAAAAGGATGTCCTTGCCTTCTGTACCGTCCTTCTGATGTCCATTAACTGCACCCGGTGTCCTTCCTTCTTCCTTTGCGATCTTTTCCAGTGCTTCCAGTTCACCATTGAAGTTGTAAAAGACTACAAGGTTTTCTTCAGTGCTGTTCAGTATGTCCCTGAACGCTTCCAGTTTTTCAATGTGGTACTGACCACACAGCATCCTTGCATATAGCATCTTGGTCAGTGTGTTATCACCATACAGTTCTGTGCCGTCCTTCAGTGCAATGTATCCATCTTTCATGAATCTGTTGTATTCCTTTGAACGCTTCAGCATGACCTTCTGTTCAATCTGTTCAGGAAGGTTCAGCACTTCTTCAGTCTTTAGGAACACAGCACCATGTTCAGCCAGTTTCTTTTTCAGGTGATCCACCATCTTGTATCCGGTCACAACCTGCTGCATGAACCCTGCACCATAATCAACCCACTTTGTAATGATGTAGCTGTTCCAGAAGACCTGCTTTGAAATGTTCCATCCAAGCAGCTTGCATTGTGTCCACAGTTTTTCATATTTCCCTGCTGTTGGTGTTCCGGAAAGAAGGATCACATTCAGTGGCTGCATCTTCAGCACCGCCTTTGCCCTTTTGGTCTGTTCATTGCAGATCAGGGACGATTCATCAAGCATCAAGGTGAAGTCCTTCAGCTTCAGCAGTTCTGGTCTTCTGAAGATCAGGTCATAGTTGATTATGCCCACCCTTTCATATGGTTCATCCTGTTCCTTGTAGGAAAGAAATGCAGCAAGGTCTACCTTGTATGTCAGATCAAAGATCAGTAAATCTGTCTCATAATATTTCAGGAAATGGTCAACCCAATCCTGAACCTTTGACTTCTGACACACCACCAAGTTGACTTTGGCACCAAGCTGAATCATTTTTTCAGCCCCGGTGAATGTCTTACCAAGTCCCATGTCATGATAGATTGCAACCCGGTTCCTTCCTTCAAGTTGCTTCAGACATTTTTCCTGATGTGGTAATAACTTGATCATGGTGCAATCCCTTCAATGTCAATAAACCGTTGTTCATTGATGATGTAAGTCCACCGCCCCGGTGATGTCTGCACTGCATAACCCCATGGAAAAACACCCTGCTGCAATCCAAGTCTAATGGTTTCCTTACCAACACCAAGGATTTTGGCACAGACTTCAGGAAGCATCTTCTTCATGGTTCCCTTCTGGATGATCTTTGTTTTATCCGGTTCAGCACATTCCTTGAAGTATTCAGGATCAACGCCAAGGGATTCTGCAATTTCCCTTTGCTTCTGTTCTGAAGGAACATTCTTTCCGGATAGGTACTGACTAACTGATGCCTTGCTGCATCCGGTCATTCCACATACTTGACGCTGATTTAGATTCATTTCACACATAAGACTGAATAACGCATCTTTAAAATTCATGTTGTCATCTTCCTTTCCTGTGGATTGTCAGTCCACATTGTCTGTAAAAAAAATATCCTGCACTTCAACATCTGACAGTTGCAGCACATCCTTTAGGACTGCAATTTCTGATGCCTTGAATTCTGTGTCACCATCAAGTTTCTTCTTCAGTCCCTGATAAGATATGCCAAGCCTTTCAGCCACATATGTCAGCTTCAGTCCTGACTGGTCAATCTTCTTTCGTAATAGTTCCAAACCTTTCATCATTCACCTTGTCCTTTCTTTGTCATTTGCTCAGCATCCACTTGATCCACACCAGTGCACCACCTATCATGATCACCCATTCTAGGATACCTTTTGGAACTTTCCGGGAAGCAACTGACCACCCAATGATCAGTGCTGCCATGACTAACAACATTGCTTCCAAAATAACTATAAAAATCATTTTTCTACCACCTCATCTTTTTATAATCCCGATAATGCAAGGTAATGTTATAACCAAAAATGTACATATTAACCTTTCACGAAGTGAAACAGCCAAACGCTCTTTTCCGATTTTCTTGCAAGCACTGAACCAATCTTTAATAACAATCCCATATACAATCAAATTAAATATGATGCATCCAATTATTATAATTTTCATTCTTCTACCTCACCATCTTCGCAACTGCCTACATCAGACGTGTTATAACCGTAATTGTCGCTATTCTCATTCCCACAATAAAAATCAGGGTTATTTTTATTTGTCCAATCACGCTTGTTGTACTTACAGTTTCCGCAACATTCTTTCATTTCTCACTCCTATCAGCTTCTATGATTGTTGGTGCATGGTCGAATAATTCTTTAAATGCACCTGCACTCACAACATTCTTTTCAAATACGGTGTACAGTCTATCTAAATCACCTATTCTTCCATGCCCTTTTGGAAGTATTTTGCCGTTTCTGACCGCTTCTCGTAAATCAAGTAATACACCAAGATTGATTGTATTTTCCCCTGTTAAGGTGATGTCATCATAATCTTCATCGTCTATGTTAATTACTAACTCAACCTCTTTCATTTATGTTTCCTCGCTTCATTCATGGGATTTCCGCATCTTGGACAGTATTCAAAATCAAAGTCTTCACCTTTAAATTCTGCACCACACACAGAACACTTCCAATCATCACATGATGTTTTGCCATCTGGATGAACTCTGACACTCAAGCCTATCCAGTGCCCTTTTATCTTTACATCAGGACTTGGTGCAATAACTGCTTCATCCCCCTTCCAACAAAGACGTCCATCTTTCCAACAAAGACATCCATCTTCATCAGTAACAGATACTAAATACTTGACCCCGCTGTTCTTCACTATAATTTCCCGGACTATTCCATGTAAATAAACATGATCCCCAATATTAAACTTTGTTTCCATCACATCCCCTTCATGCTACTGCTGTGTAATCTTCAAGAATTCCATCCAAGGTTTTCTTGGTGAACCGGAACCGCCTTCCTGATCTGCTTCCTAACTTGTTCACTAACTGTCCCCATTTCATGAACTGCACTGCATAGTAGTGACCGCATCCATACCGAACCACTTCAATGAACTTGTGACTGTTCCTGTTATTTCTGTAGATTGTTTTCTTCATTTTTCCATCTCCGTCTTTTTAATTCCGCAATTAAAACATCTTCTGGAACTTCTGACAGATCATAATCAGTTCCATCCGCTTCACCGTCCTTTCTGAAGTTCCGGATTATATCAAGCCACTTCTGCTTTTCTTCTTCTGGAAGTTCATTTCTAAGTTTCCGGGACAGGGAACTGTCGAGAATTCCCAAACGTTCAGCAAGCTGCCATTTCTTCACACCGTATTCTTCAAGTGCTGTTCTAATCTCAATATTGTTTATGTTGCTGTTGATCCGTCTCATTCCGTCACCACCTCTTTTCCATTGGTATAGGATAACCGTCGGGTAATGATTTAATCAGATTCTTAAATACTTCATATCCTGTAATTTGCATCTGAACCAAACCGTTATTTTTGCAAGTCCTCAATTCAGCAATGTTTTGATCTATAGAAGCGTTTATTTCACTCCTAAATTTTGGAGTTAATGGCTGATAGTAGTCTGTCATCTGTTCCTTTCCCGGTTTAACCACCCACCGGAAAGGAACAGGTTTAATGTACTTCATAGAAGGTTTTCACTACGTTGCTGCCAATCTCAAACATGATTGCTTCAACATACAGTTCCGGATTATCACTGTGTTCAAGGATGTCCTTTGCCACCTTGTAAATGTTCAGCTTGGTAGGTTCATGCATTTCCACATATTCAAGCATGTTGGAATAGGCTTTGATGTCACCCGCTGTGTACCAGTCATTTTCAATGCACATGTTCCTGATCTCACTGGAAGACCACTTCTGTTCTTCTGTGATTTCCGGTTCCGCTTCAATGTTGATTCTGATGGTGTCAATGCCCTTGGTCTTCTTGTTGTAGATGTTCAGTTCCAAGGTGACATTCAGATCACTGATCCAACTGTTTTCCCCTTCCGCTGTGCTCATGTAAATGGGATACCCCGCATTCTGTGAAGCACGTTCGTCCTTCTCATAGTCAGTAGGAAACAGTCTGTTGGCTTCTTGCCATGCTTCTTCTTTGTTCTTAACCTTTATCATTGCGCCCGTCCTTTCATTCCTTTGGTCTGTTGTCATCTGCCTGCTGCAATCAGGCTGTTACTAAGTTGGGAAGGTGGTTGTCTTATTTATGTAGCCACTTGGGATGACCTCTTTCATCAGGTTATGCACTCGGATCAGTTGTGAACTTATCTGTTGACCAAAGACTTTGTCTATTTTTAAGAACGCTATTTCACGCCCCCTGATGGGTGTGACCTCTTATGAAGCCCTCTGTGGATCACCACCGTTCCCAGTGTGGATTTTCCGTCCACACTGTTATGATACGCTCATGTGGTTTCAAAGTCAACAAAAATTTATAAAAATATAAACAAAAGTTGATTTTCAAACCACAGAAGCGTATCATTAAGGGGAAAGGGGGAATTCTACCATGAAGAAAGACATCACTGAAGAAAAGCAAAAACATCTGAACACCCTTGGTCAGAATATCAGACGTATCAGAACTAATCTGAAGATGTCGCAGGAACAGCTTGCGAACCTCTGTGGGCACACCAATGACAATGCCCGATCTTGGATCAGCAAGATTGAAAGTGGAACCAATGATCCACCTGCATCTGATCTGAAGTTGATTGCAAAGGCACTTGGTGTCACCTGCTTGGAACTGATGAAGGAAAGCGGTGAAGATGAAGAAAAGAAGAAAGCCTGTGAATTGTTTGAACAATGCTATGGTTCAGACGTGTTCAGAATTGTTCAGCAGGTCATCCAATTGGATCAGACAGACCGCCTGATAATTTATGGTGAATTGTTGGGGATGTTGAAGTCAGAAAAATATCAGAAAAAAGAATCATCAAAAGATATGGCAATGTAATTTTTATAAATTTTAGAAAGGAAGGTACAACATGATGAAAAAAACATTAATTGCAGCAGTGCTGACTACCACCCTGATCCTGACCGGATGTAGTTCCAGTCCAAAGAAGGAAGCACAGGAAGCCCTGAAGAAAAACATCAGTCTGACGTGGCTGACATCCAGTGTGAAGAATGACACCACAGGGAAGTGGCGTGTGGCTGAATGTCTGACAGATCAGCAACCAAGTGAATGGGCAAAACAGTATTATGATGGATATTTTGAATCAGATGATGAAGTTCATGCTGTTGTGAACTTTACCCTGAACACCACCAATGCTGTCAAAGTTCAATCAGAAGAATTATGGATTGAAACACATGACTATGTAAAAGGTGAAGAACATGATGCCAATAAACTGTTTTCAGGAACCTTGCTTCATACCTACCGGATCAATAAAGAAACAGGTGAAGTCATTGATGATTGGTTGGCAGAATGAAAAAGGTAACTGTTGGTAGCGGTTGTAACCGCTACTTTCTATATATTATATTTTTTATTATTCAATTTGACTTACTGAAATAACTAAAAACAGAATTTGACTTCTTGAAGATTTTCTTTAGTTATAAAAAGAAATTGAATTTAACAGCTACCTACAGTTACCACATTGAAAACACTGAATTTTTAACCGTTACCTAAACAGCTACCAAGCGTTACCAACAGTTACCAAAATGAATTAAACTTTTGAAGCCTAAAAAGTTTAATTCATTTCAAAAAACAGAGAAAACCACCCTGTTGCAGTCAGGATGGTTTTCGATGACAACAAACCAATGGAATGAATGGTCTGTCAGCAATTAAATTATACCATCCTTCTCATTGGTTAGAAAGGACGGAATGAATGGGAAGAAGAAACCCTAATGGTTACGGATGTGTTACCCGGCTGAAGGGGAACAGATCAAGGCCGTGGATGGTGAAAGTCACTGTCTATGATCAGGAAGGGAAAGCCAAACAGACACCTGTTGGATATGCAGAAACTGAAGCAGATGCCAATATCCTGCTTGCACAGTATAACAACAACCCTTGGGACATCCACCGGGAAACAGTCACACTTGTAATGCTATACAACAGATGGTTGGAAATAAAAGCACCGAAACTGTCAGAAAGAAACAAGGCAGGGCTGAAAAGCGCATTTAACCATCTGGCAAAATACTATGGCATGAAATACAGAAGCATCAAGTCATTCCACATGCAGGATGCCATAGACAGTTGTGGAAAGGGATATTCCACACAGGCAGCAATAAAGAACCTGTGGGGACATCTTGACCGCTTTGCTTTTGAACTGAACATCATTGAAAGAATGTACAGTCAACTGACCACTGCACCGCCGATCCCGGACACCAACAGACAGCCCTTCACCTTGGAAGAAATAGACACCCTGTGGAAAGACAGCAAGGATGAATGGACACAGACAGTCCTGATCTTCCTTTATACCGGATTCAGGCTGAATGAACTGCTGATCATGAAGAAGGATCAGGTTGACCTGAAGGAATGGACTTTCACAGGCGGGATCAAGACCAGAAATGGCAAGGACAGGATTGTCCCCATCCATAAACGCATCAGGCCGTTTGTCCAGTCCAGGATGCAAACCAACAGCACATATGTCTTTGAACTGGATGGAAAGAAGGTCAGTCAATTAAAATACTATGAACAGTGGAAAACTGTGATGGAAAGGTCAGGGATTGACCACACCCCGCATGAATGCAGGCACACCTTTGAAACGCTTCTGGACAATGCGGGCGGGAACCGGAAATGTATTGACCTACTGATGGGACACAAGTCAAAAGACACAGGGAACCGTGTCTATAATCACAAGACACTGGATCAGTTGCGGGAAACTGTAGCCCTTCTGAAATAAAAAATTCATAAAATCACCGCTGAACCAGTAACAAATTAGTAACAAGAAAAGCGGGGAACACCTGAAAATAAGGCATTCCCCGCTTTTTTCACACTGTTGTACCACAAATATAAGGTATTGCCACGTCTGAAAGTGCTGAAAAGTTCAGTATTTCCGATTCTGTGCGACTATGGCAAACTGTCACAATTAGTAACAAATTAGTAACACATCAAAGACCAATTATTGATGTCCATGTCTTGCTTCCTGCAATGCCATCTGCATCCAGTCCTTCACTGGTCTGATAGTTCCTCAAAGCATAATCAGTGTTGCTTCCAAAGTCACCATCCAAAACCAATGCTTTCTTGTCTGCACCCTTGTAACCCTTGCCCTTCAGAAGTGTCTGAAGCAACAGGACAGATGAATTCTTTGAACCTTTCTGAACTTCTTTTGTTGTAAACATGTAACAACCCCCTTCTGTGCTTCCACCACCGGAACCATTACCATCATAACGCAAAATGTTAGTCCATGGGTAGTTTCTATATGACCGGATCAGGAATTCCTTTCCAGTCTGATCACCCGGTTGCCCGCCTGTGATTTTTCCCTTTTCATTGATGGATGCTTCCACTTCCTTACCATTTCCACAGTACAGTGCTGCATGATGTCCTTCAGCCAGAAGAACGTCACCACGTTTCATGCCTGAACCGTTTGTCCTGTTGACCTGTGAAGTCACATCCTTGAAACCACACTTCAGGAACACCTTTTTCATGTCCCCGGTGTAGGTTGCACCATTGGTCTTTACCGGGACACCTGCCAGTTCATAGGCAGTGATGACTGCTGCACTGCAATCATAATCACCTTTCTGCCCCCATCTGTATGTCTGATCATAACCGTGACTGTTATTTTTTGCAGTTGCTTCCATCCAGTCACAAGCCTTTTCTGCTGCCCTTGACATTGTTTCGCCTTCTTCCTGCTGTATGTCCTCTGTCACAGCATACTGGTCAATGAATACCCTGCACTTGACGTGCCTTGACCAGAACTTCTGGTCACCAACCTGATTGCTGCTTGATGTATCCCTCTGATCAACCACAAGTGATGCAAGGATATTGTCAAGATCATAATTGCCATACAGACGGTCAAAGATTCTGTTGACGGCAGACACCCCACCCAGGTGCCTGATTTCACAGTACATCATCTGTGCTTGCACATTGCTTGTATACCTGCTTGCACAATCTGCAATGAACTGTTCCATCAGTCTGCTGAACAGTTCATCCTGTGCTTCCTTTCCTTCCGGGGAAGTGATCAGGGCAATCAGTACCTTCTTCTGTGCATCTGTGGGTTTCCATCTATCCTTAACCCAATCATGTGAAAGCATATTCAGGACACTGCCGTCCTTGTCAATTTCCCTGAATGCTGATTCACCCATCTTGTCAAGGATCATCCGGATCAGTGTCTTTGCTTCATTTCCATAATTCTGCGCCCATCCAAGTGTAATGGTGTGTTCAATCATGCTGTTGGTATAGGGTAATGTATAGGCAGCATAGTTCCGCTGCCCATACACCTGACCACCAGATTCAACAGCACCAATGACATTCACAAGGACTGCCATGTTCTGCTGATTCATATATCATTCCCCTTTCACTTCCGATGGTTCCGTCTTCTGGTTCAGAATGTCTATTGCTTTATGGATCACAGCAGGTAGCGGGATTCCCATCAGCCCCGCATTTTCCACAATGCTGATCAGTTCATTGGTAATGAATCCTATAATCACAGCATCCTTGATGTATGTGGTACCTATGATCAGATCAAGTCTGTAGGCAATCAGGACAAACAACAGTGTCATACCCTTCTTACACAGGCCTTTCCACCCTGCCCTGCTTTCCAGTGCCCCGGTTTTTGACTTCTTGGATGCCTTGAAGACACCCGCCACGATCAGACCAGAAAGATAATCAATACACATAAAGATAACTAATGTTGTCAGCGCAGCAGACCACCCCCCAAAGGCAGCAGCAATCACACCGCCCACAGCACCGATCCCGGTGCAGATTCCTGTTTTCATTTTGGTCACCTGTTCCTTTCAGTCAGAAAGCCCCGTCAGACGCATCAGGAAGCGTCAGGAAGGGCTTTTCATGTTTCAGTGTTAAATTGTCCCACCAAGTAGGTGGGGAACGAATATGGACGATTCTGAAGCCGTCAGACACCATCATAGGGCTGTCCGGTGATTTCCTGATATTCTTCTTCAGTGATCCACCCACATGCAACCGCTTTTCTTACCCTTGCGATATTCCATCTGTGATGGTCATAATGGTCTTTTACCTTTTCATAGTTTTCACTGTGTTCCATGACTGTCCCCTTTCTTAAAGATCTTCTGTGATCATGTTCAGATAATCAATGTCAGCCTGTGCCTGTTCCAACTGAAGATACATTGTCCAAGCATCCTTGTTCACTTCAAGTTCATCATATTCATAGACCGTTCTTTCCTGACCGTCCATGTCTTCAACCTGAACCATGTGAATATTCTTCCTGACATAGTTCACCACCTTGGATGATGTTGTATCCACATCAACCGGCCTTGCTGTACTCTGTACTGTTTTCCAGTTCATGATTCATTCCCCTTTCTTCCTTGGCAATACGCTTGTCATACTTTGACATGCGTCTTTTGCACTTTTGAAAATCAACATATGGCTTTATCCACATGCAGTACATTCCATATGTGTCTGTGCAGTCAATCCATCCAAGATATGCCATCATCTGACGCATATCATAGATTGTCGGCTTATCTTTCTTTGACAGTCTTTTGGCTTTTCTTGTGGCTTTCAGCATGATTGTTTTCCGCATGGTAGTCCGGTCACAATAAAAGCGGAACCCCATATAATCAAGGAACCGCCCTTTGTGCTCACCAGTTGGTGTGATGTAATCGAATTTGAAAACCTGCCAGTTGTCTTTTAATTCCAGACCAAGATGTTCCTTCAGGAAGATGTCAATCCGGTCTTTCTTCCTGTGAAGGTCTTCCTTGTCTGATCCAAAGATGATCACGTCATCCATGTAGCGCATGGAATGGGTTGCACCTAAGTCTTCCTTGATGAAGTGGTCAAGGTCTTGCAGATACCAGTTTGCAAGCCACTGTGACGTATAGAATCCCAAAGGCAGACCAACATCTGTCACAGATATGATTTCTTCAAGGATGGTCATGAACTTTTCATCATGAATCAAGTTATGCAGCTTTTCCAGAAGAATGTCATGGGGAATACTGTCAAAGAACTTCCTGATGTCCATCTTCAGACAATACTTGCAGTGTTCCGGATCAGTCCTGATCCACCGTTCAATGACCTTCTTTCCTTTATGTGCACCTCTGTTTGGAAGTGACGCATAGCTGTGTTCATACATCCCTTTTGAAAAAATAGGGATCAGTGTGTTCACAACCATGTGGTGAACTATCTGTTCCTGATACCGGGGAACAATGATCACCCTTTTCTTTCTGGTGATACCGTCATAAATTTCCATCGGTGTGTGCTGATAATTTTTGAATTTGTCATGTGCGGCATACTTCTTTGTTTTCTTCCTTCCTTGATCAGTCACAGCACCGTTTTTATAGTACCTTTGCACAACCCCACGTTTGCGCTTACCTTTTGATGAATTGATGATTGCTAAATCAATATTCTGGTCTGAAATGTACTGTTCATATAAGTGGTTGTAAGATTTCATTCTTATCCCCTTTCCCACTTTCGACAAAAAACACTGACCTTCAAATGAAAGTCAGTGTTTTCGCTACTCACAGGTGTACCCATAGGAATGGATACATTGCAGGTTAATTTTTGGCAAGAGCCAAGGAAAAAATAAGGCATTCAGTTTTTGAACCGTTATGGACAAGATTGGGCAACGTCATAGTTCCAGTTGGAATTGGACACAGTGTTGTTCAGATTACAGTACAACGTCCCGTATTTCAGCCTGTTGTTAGAGTTACCGTCAATAAGGAATTGCGCCCGATTAGTCCCCACCTGCACAGATCAGTTCTGTGCAGGGTTTTCCTTGCAGCACGCTGTTGGCATGTCACAATCTTATCGTTTTATTCAATTTATGTCCCTGATCATTCCCTTGGTTTATAAGAAAGGGCAACGCCACAGTCCCAGGTGGAAGAGGACACAGTGTTGAGCAGAGCACAGGACAACGCCCCGCAGCTCAGCCCGGCGTTAGAGGCACCGCCAAATAAAGCATATCTGTCACCGCTGTTATTGAACCACTGTGCATCACAATAATGTGTGGATGATCCTGAACCTGTGCCACCCATATTCTTTCCAAACATTCCATATTCATTGAAGTTCATGGTATCGATATATCCACCAGATGTGCCTGTTGGTGTGATACCCATGGACAGATAACCAGTTCCATCTGTATTGTATGCGTCTGCTGTGCTTCCATCCTGTCTGCCATAGGTCAGCTTCAATTTCTGTATTCCACCTGACAGAATATAACCTGCATGTCTACGCCATTGAAGTCCCCACCAGTTTTCCATACCGAAAACCTTCACAGCGTGTGTCTGGTCATTGTAACCAAAGAACAATCCCTTGTCATTCAGGGCACCTGTTCTGTAGTTGTTCAGTGCTGCTTCACCGCCAGATATAAGACCATTACCAAAGACAGTCTGTGTGTCTGTGGACTTACCCATAAGGATCAACAGGAAGTTAATCAGGATACGGTCTGCCATTACTTCAGTGAACCAAAGGACTTCATCACCAAGGTTGTTGTTCTTACATCTTGCAATTTCTTCTGTTCCAGGCAAGGACTTGGAAAGTGCCTGTCCGGAAAGTGACCTGATCACATTCACGCTGCCATTGTTGATGTTTGAACCGTTGTAAATAGGTGTATAGAAGTGATCAACCAGTCTGCCCTGATTGTTGATGAATGACCAAGCATGGTATGATGGATCAAGCTGTTCATCACAGATGTAGACTGTTCCGGAAGTCACGTCACCCGGATCAGGTACAACCTTATACCAGATTTTCTTTCCATTCTGCCCCCATTCCATCATTGCATTTCCTGCATAGGATGTGTCAGCAACATCTGAAGCTGTTCCATCTTCCTTCTTGGTGTAGTCATCAGGATCAAGATAATAGTCAACTATACCTTCCTGAAGCACCATACAAGGTCTTGGCATGAAGAATGCGTCCTTCCATGAACCATAGTTGAATACACCATTGGTGTAGTCCATATATGCAGGTGTCATGCCTTTTGCATCTTCCAAGTATGTGACCTTGGGTGCAGGATTGCTTTCTGAACCATCAACGTGGAAAGCATACAGTGTATAGCTTCCACGCTTCAGTGCTTTTTCTATCCCACTAAGGGATTCTGCAATTCTCTTTCCTGTGCTATCCAAAATAATTGGGCTTGTTATAGGCATTTCATTATTCCCCTTTCGTTTGTTGTCATTTATTGATATGTTACCTGAAGCATTCCATCAACCACGGACAGGCACAGATTAGTTGCTGTCTGTGCTGCATCCTGTGCATCCTGACGTGCTTCATTTATTGCATTGACCAAGGAAGTCTTGTCTGTAGTTTCAAGGTCTTCCAGATTACCCATATCTGCCTTGATTTCACTATCATCATAGATGTGGTCAGTGAAGACCGCCTGTGCCGGGACATCACTGTGAACAGTATGGTTGTTGACCTTTGCAGCATTGTCCACAACACCGTCATTGTCATGGTCATAAACAGATTTTGTCATCTTACCGGACACTGCTTCTGCCAGTGATGACAGACCTTGTGCAGTAGCAAAATAATCTGCACTGTGGCCGTTAAGATTTTTAGCATTATCAACCATACCGTCCTGATCTGTATCATAGACTGATTTCTGCATGGCACCGTTTGCCTTGGCGCTTATTGCAGAAATGCCAAGCGTTTCTGCAATCACCCGACACAAGGCTTCATATGTGATCTTACGTGTACCATTGGTGCTGCTGTCTATGATGATATTATCTTCCGGATATATGGCCGATGTTGGTTCTTGGTCAATTATTCTTCTTCCATCCTCTACTGCCATTTTTTCACCACCTTTCACCCGTTAGGATCTTCATATGTACCATCTGAATATACATACTTCCTTGACTTCAGTTCTTCAATCAGTGCTGTCAGTTCAGCAATCTTGGAAGTATATTTTGCTGAATAAATGGGATAACCGTTGCTGTCTATAATCTGATGGCCATTACTGTCCACCAACCAATACTTTTCAGTATTGAACAGGGCATTCATCAGCAGTTCAATGTTGTTCATGTTTGCCCTGACCTGTCCCCGGATGGTGGTGTCATCATAAACCGTGTCAGTGAACACAGCGTCAGAAGGAACATCCTTGTAAACGCTGTGTCCATTGACCTTTTCCGCATTGTCCACAACACCGTTCTTGTTGGTATCATAGACATCAGTGTGCATGTCACCACCTGCGTAATTGGAAAGGTAATTGACAGCCCACACCAACCGCTTCAGGATCTTTGATTTTCCATTGTATTGAATATGTAACTGCATACCATCACCTGCCTTTTATTCATCCACATCTGTCAGTGTGTATGTGACCTTCATGGATGATGCAGCAGTCTTCACAACCGCACTGGACAGATTGCAGATGGTTCCAAGATAATTATTCACCATGTGGCCATATGACCTATAACCTGTTGTATTCAGTCCATAGGCAAGCAGGTTGTCTGTGATCAAGGTGAATCTTGCATGACCTCTGTACACATTAGAACCTGCACCTTCATAATATGGTGCATTCACTACAACCCACCCGTCAGTGTAAAGCAGTGCATCATACCAGTAATACCTTGATGCAGATGAACTGTTGCTGACCATCTGGAACTTCACAACACCGTTCCGGAAGTTGGTGAATTCATAGTTCATTGCCCAATATCCTTCACCAAGGTCAACCGCCCGGACATTGACAGTGTTCTGAAGGTCAACAACGTACAACCATCTGGAATTGTAACCACGCAGGATGCACTTTCCATCATTGATGATTGCACTGTTCATGCCACCTGCAAGGGCACATGAAGCAACCGTCACTGTTACCGGATCAGACAGTTCAAAACTGAAGTCTGACAGCTTCAGCTTGTAGTAGGTGAATGCACCGTTACCAGAAGTATTCTGGTTGACATACACAATGTATGCATAACCATCATAACCGTTCTTGAAGTATGGTCTTGGATCAGCAGACTGGCTTTCAATGCTATAGCTTATCTGTGTCACTGCTTCAGGATAATCAACCCGGTTGGCACTGTCTGAAACCTTATATTTTGATGTTGGGATATATTCTTTATACACCGTCATAGTGAATGTATAGGTGTATATCCTTCTGTTATCATCATAGACAGAAGTAACGCTATACCCATCACCACCGATAAAGTACATGAACCCTGTGTCCTTGTCATAACACAAAGGGTAAAGTTCCGTTGCTGTGTCACCATTCAGTCTTCTTATTGGATGAATTGGATCATTGGTGTGGATGCCTTCAAATGGTCTGCACCCGATGTCACCGTTTGCCTGATGCAGTGTCAAAGCAAGTGATCTAATACTTCCATTTGCCTGGGATGTGTTAAAATCCCATACACTCTGGTAACCAGTGGAAAGTTCCTTTGATTCACTGCTATTTTTAGAACCACCCCTTGGGTTGCTGCTGTCTGTTCCCTGTCCTGCTGAAGCAATCAGGTGTGCTTCATTAGGAAAGAAGATGTTGTTAGCATCTTCTGTCAGTTCACCATCAAACAGCATCAGTCCACCAAGTGCCCTTGTTGCCAATGGCATGATGCCTTCATTGGCAACCCTGTTTGCACCGATCCAGTTGGGGATGACATAATTCAGGGCATTGGTGACCATGTTGTCCTGTTCAAACCGTTCAGTGAACCCTGAATTATGATTATGTATATCAATCTTGACATGTCCTTTCAGCATTTCTTCAACCTACCTTTCCGCCGTAACAATCAATTGTGAACAGACTTGCATTCACTTCCAGAACAGCCCTGATCTGAACTGAATCACCGTATTCCCAAGCAGATTCAGGAACCGCTGCCAGTTCAGCACTTGTCATGGATGCACCTTCAATCCAAGTGTTACCTGTTGAAGAATATGCAAGCCAGTGTGAACCATTATCAAATGAAGCATAGAAAACAGCATTGTTGCTGACTGCTTCCACATGATATACACCCGTAAGTGGTACAGTCACCACATCCAATGCAGTACCTTCTGCCTGTGTTCCTGCACCTATCCAACCAACAGTGTTGTCATACTCACAGACTGTGACCACCCTGCCTTGGTTGACGTATGGTGTGAAAGTCATCACATCAGATGTTGCTGTCAGTGAATCCCGGATAACATGGAACATGTTCAAGAAGTTCAGAGTGTTCACACCATCACTTGCAGATGTATTTGCAGGGATATGTGTTGATGCACTTGCACTGTCTTCATATTCCTTGAACATAGGGAAGAAACGTACAGAATGAATATCATCATTTGCCTGAATAGTTCCATCCCATTCAGAATCACTTGCAAGGCCTTCACCTGCTATGACACCAAGGATGTCATATTTTCCCATGGTCACCTGACCGCCTTCCATTGTCAGCCAGACATCCCATTCATGGATCTGTGCAGCCACGGCTTGAAGGTCATAGTGTAGTGACAGAATGTGCCGTCCATCCTGCCATGTTTCCACAGGGACACGCTGTTCAACTTTTTCACCGTTCAGATAATAGGTGACAGTGCAGACAGCATCATTTTCAATCCATGCACCTTCTTCCCCTTCTTCAGTGGTTTCAACGTCAACAAGGATTTCCATTTCAATTTGACAGTGTGTTTTCTTTTCCACAATGAACCGGATCAGCATGACAGACTTGCTTTCACCATCTGCCACCACTACTGGATCAGCATTGGTGAACACAGTGAACTGCATTCCTTCATGTTCTTTTTGTGACATCAGACCAACAATGTTCTTGTCAGTCTTGCTTTTCGCTGATGCCAGTGCAGGATTCTTCCCCACGCCTGTCATGGAATACTTGCCATGATAATTGAACACGAACTTTGTCATGCAGAACAGCTTGTCTTCATCACCAAGTCCACCGGGGAAAGAAAACACATCCATCAGGTCATAGACCGGGGAACCGATCAGGTCAACACTGAATGGTACATAATTGATCTGTTGCAGTGCCGTCAGGACTGCACGCCTTTGACCTGCTTGTGCTTCTTCCACACCGTACTGAAGGAATGGATTGCTGCCAAGGTTGTATGTCAGACCGTCATCCACTTCCAGTCCATAGTATGATGTGGTCTTTTCTGCTATGTTCACGCAGGATATACCTGTGTAGCGTGTAATGAAGTCAGAAAAAGATGCACCTGTGAATCTGTGCTGTATGTCCAAGGTATCAACAACCGTCTGGTTGTATGGCTTCAGGATGATCTTTCCTGATCTGTCAGCCATGGCATTACATCCAACCGTCTGTGCTACCCATGACAGAAAATCACGCCATGTTTCAATGTCATTTTCTGTCAGCATGGAAAGCACTGTGGAACCGTTCACAAAGTTGCTGAATTCATATTCACTGGTGCCAAGTTCCACACCACAGTGGTCACATGCCATGGTTGCCAGTGCATAAGGCAGACCTATTGCAGAATTGATGTTGCAAGACTTATCCAGTTTGATCATGTTGTCATAGGCTTTTATGACCACACCTGAAGCTGTCCATTCTGCTTCAGCCACATTGAACACACCAAGTGGCACATCTTCATATGTTCTGTTGTTCAGCATCAAACCGTGATATGGCTTGATGACCTTATCTTTTAGACTGTACCGGGGAATATGCAGATTGTTCATGAATGTGACAGACAATTCTGCCACATATACCTGACCAATCTGCACTTCTTCATTCCCGGAACATTGATGACTGATAGAAAAAGAACCCTTCAGGATGTTGTCATCCACAAAGGGGACTGTGCCTATTTTCCCGGTCATGCGGAACCGCTGAACAGGCTTTTTCATTGCTATCAGATAATCTTGTGATACTTGATACATTAGAATTCCTCTAACTTGAAAGAAACGTCCCAAACACCATTAGTGTCTTGAACCGTTTCTGAATATTCAATTGGTGACGCTTTGAAGTCACGCATCCGCATGATTTTGACAGTGTTCTGTGCCAGATGGATGTCATAGGATGACACTTCAATCTGGTCATGCTGTGAGAATTCAGCAAATATCCGCAGCCATTCATCATGGCACCTATACTGACAGTTGATGGTTAGTTTTCCATAGCGTACTACGTCAATCTGATCAGTTCCTGCTTCTGTTTCATAGGTGTTTTCAATGACTGACCTGTTTTCTTCCCACTTTGACCACTGCATGACTTCTGTTGTGTCAAAATAAACAGGATAGTCTTTCAGCATTTATCTTCCCCCACTTAATAGTGCCTGACGCTGTGACGCCCTGACCACAATTTCATCAATACGTTCCTGGCCAATATATACCGGGATGATGGTGTCACCGCCCCCGCCAAAACTGTCCTTGAATGCGTCACGCATAAGTTCAATCAGGTGCTGATCACCAACCACAACTTCATTGCCGTTTCCATCACCAAAACCATTTGCACCAAAGATTGTTGGTGTCTGGAAGATCATTGCTTCATCATAAGCTGACTTATACCAAGACACGCTGAAGTGTGGCACAGATGGTGGATTCAAACTGAATGAACCGCTGATACTGAAGTGTGGCAGCTTGATCTTGGGCAGTTCCCACTTGAAGTTGAAAATACCCTTCAACCAAGTGACCACGCCTGTCAGATGTGACTTGATGCCATTGAACACATTTACAAAGGTATTCTTCAGAGTGTTCAAAATACTTCTTGCAGTGGACAGAATGGTGTTCAGTCCGGTAGTTATACCCGTCTTGATGTTATTGATCACATTGGTAATCGTCATTTTGATGTTGTTCCAGACTGTTGTCACAGTGGTCTTGATTGCATTCAGGATGGTTGTCACCACAGTCTTAATGGTATTCCAAGCTGTTGAAATGAACGTCTGAATTGCTGTCACAATGGTTGACATTGTGGTCTTGATTGCTGTCCAAGCGTTTGTGATCAATGTCTTGATGCCTTCCCACGCAGTCTGTGCAGCATTTGTGATTGCCGTCCATGCAGATGCAAGTCCGTTTTGTATTGCCGTCCATGCAGTGCTGATTGCATTCTTTATCCCGTCTAAAGTCTTATCAATGAAGTCCCTGAAAGCATCACAGTTGTTGTATAAGAGACTGAAAGCACCTGCAAATGGATTCACGATCATCAGCAGTAATGACTGCCAGTTCCCCTTGATGAAGTCCACAACTTTCTTCAGGAAACCAACAACTGCCTGAATCGCTGCTGAAACAGCTTCCTTAACAGCTTCCCACAGATTGATCCAGAACTGTCTGAATTCTTCACAGTTGTTCCAAAGGTAGATGAACCCGGCAACCAGTGCAGCCACTGCTGCAATGACAAGGATAATAGGATTAGCCATCAGGACACCCCACAGTGCCTGAAGACCGCCACCAAGTGTGCTTGCCACAGTCTGAATTGCACCAAAGGCAGGTGCTATCTTTGAACCAACTTGCAATAGTGTTCCGATTCCTGACACCAGTTTTCCACCAACCAGAAGCAAAGGGCCTATGGCAGCAGCTATGGCAGCCACTTTTGTGATGACTTCCTTTGTGGCAGGTGACAGACTGTTGAATGCATCAACTACATTCTGAACAATGCCAACCACATCCCTGACTACTGGGATAAGGATTTCACCGAAACTGATTGCCAGTTCCTGAAGCTGTGACTTCAGGATGGTCAACTGTCCTTCAAGGTTGTCATTCATGGTGTCAGCCATGCTTTTGGCAGCACCGTCACACCCTGCAACAGCATTGGTCAGCTTGGTGACATCAGCTTCACCTGCATTCATGATTGCAAGGAAGCCTGACATTGCATTCTTTCCAACCAGTGATTCAGCAGTTGCCACCTTTTCTTCATCTGTCAACTTTGAAAAGGCTTCACGGCAGTCAGCAATGATTTCACTAAATGGACGCATGGTGCCGTCTGCATTGGCTGTGGCAATAGTTACATCACCAAGTGCCTTGCCACTGATTTCAATATCACCTGTCAGCTTTGACATGATAGTTCTTAATGATGTACCTGCCTGTGATGCTTTAATACCACTGTTTGCCATCAAGCCAATTGCAACAGCAGTGTCTTCTGCACTGTAACCAAGTGATCCCGCAATAGGTGCTGCATATTTGAAGGTTTCACCCATCATTGACACATTAGTGTTCGCATTACTGGAAGCTGCTGCAAGTACATCTGCAAAGTGTCCTGAATCCTGTGCTGACAGACCAAAGGCTGTCAGTGCATCAGTTACAATGTCAGATGTAGTGCCAAGGCTTTCACCTGAAGCTGCTGCAAGGTTCATGATTCCTTCAATACCGTTCAGCATGTCTTCAGTTTTCCAACCCGCCATGGCCATATATTCAAAACCTTCACCTGCTTCTGTGGCACTGAACTTGGTCTTTGCACCCATTTCCCTTGCCTTTGCACGCAGATCTTCCAAGTCCTTCCCGGTTGCCCCGGATATTGCCTGAACCTTGGACATCTGACTGTCAAAGTCAGCAGCCGTTTTCACTGCTGCTGTTCCAAGTGCCACTATAGGTGTTGTGACAGTTGCCGTCATGACCTTACCTGTTGCTGTCATGGTACCGCCAACCTGTTGCATGGATTTTCCAAGGTTGGACATACTGTCACCACCTGTTTTTCCAACATTTTCAAGATCTTTCTTGAAGGTGTCTGCATTCTTTGATATTTTGTCGAATACTGCTGAAGCCTTATCAATGGCTTCAACATTTACTAACAGGGAATAATTAGCCATCGCCATCAGCCCCCTTTCTTCTTAGCTTTTGGCTTTTTCATGCCATTTGCTGCATAAATTCGGTCAATCCAACCCTTTTCCTTTTCTTCAATTTCCATGATGGTCTTGGTATTGTCCCGGATCACTTCTCTATCTGCTTTCTGTGTGCGTTTCTTCCATAGCTTTCTGAATCGCTTGCCTTTCTTGCGTAAAGCATTGCCAACCGCATTGAATACCGCATCCCTGACCAGTGTTGTCCAAGAAACCGTGTAGTCTTCCCATGCCTTCCGGATGAAAGCCTTTTCCACTTCAGACAGTGCATCATAGTCAGCCCTTGAATATCCAAAATGAACGACAAAAAAGGCAAAGTCTATCTGATCCTGATAGGGCTTTGCCATCTGTATGTACTTGGGACTTGGTTCAGCAGGTTCCAAGTATTCATATTCAATTAGTTGGCTCGGAATAAAAAAGGCATATCCTTCTGCAATGCTTCCATGATTTCATTCGCACACATTGCATATCCGTGTTCTTCCATGAACTGCTGTGCAACTTCCTGGCCTTTCTGCTGTGGCAGGAATGAATCAGAACCAAGTTCCTTGGTGCATAACTGGAAGCACGCTTCAATGGTCTGAAGGGACATAAGACCGTCAGTCTTTTTCCATTCACCCATGATGGACATTCCTGTCACTGCTTCAACCATCTTAACCCGGTTGGTGTTCATCTTCAGTTCATACTGCTTTCCATTCACTTCAAACATATCTGTTGTCATCCTTTCATGCAAAAAATGTCCCCGGCCATAAGAATGAACCGGGGACTTAAACTGCTGTTATTGTTTACCGTCATGATGGCAATTCATCTGATTCAGGCACTTCCACTGTCAGATCAGTCAGCTTGCCCATACCATTGAAGGTCAGTGAGTAGGTCACACTGTCATCATACGGTGCTTCAATCGGATAGTCCGTGATGACCGCAAGGCCACCAAACATGCCCTTTTTCCGCTTGTTGTCATATACCTTGATGCACACAGGATCACCGGCATCAAAAGCAGCAGAAAGGATTGCATGGGATTCATCATCCTTGACAAAGATTCCATCACTTTCGATTGACCATTCCTTCATTCCTGCAATGTAGGACTTCCAACCGCCTTCTGTATCCTTGGATGTGATTTCTACTGTGTCAGCACTTCTGTTGATTGTCAGGGACTGCTGACCGCTGACAGCAAGGATTGCTGTGCCATCTGCATTCCAGATTGCAAGCAGAAGGTCTTTTCCTGCCATAGCCTTGGCAGCATTTGCAGAAAAATCACAATAAGCACCGTCATCATATGCATCCTGTGAAGCCACAGTCACAGCAGCCACATCAAAGAAACCGCCGTCTGTAGTAGTCACCATGATGTTTGCATGTCCTGCACTGACAGCACTTACTACACCGCCACTTATAACTGTTGCAACAGATGTGTCTGAAGACTTCCAAGTCACAGATGTGTCTGTTGCTGTTGCAGGTGTGACTGTTGCCACAAGTGTCTTGGTCGAACCGCCAACCTTCATGGCCAGACTGTGCTGATCAAGTGAAACACCTGTTACTGCAACAGTATCATCAAACACCTGCTTCTGATATTTGAATCTTTTCATGTTGTTACCCCTTTCAAAGTTTGCATTTCCATCCGTAACTGATCCTGAATGTGTACTGAACCACACCGTGAAGTTCACCTGTTTCTTCCCGGTAATTGCTCACAACACCATTGTCCATCTGGAACACAAGGTTGTAAGGATCAGGGATTTCAATGTCCTGTGTCAATGCTTCTTCCAGTTCTTCAATGTATTTATACAAAGGAACACTGGATTCTGTTTCTTCAGTGATGACATGAACGTAAACCACATAATCCTGAACAAACATGGTCTTGCTATTTCCCGGATGTGATGTCCTGAATTCCACATAATAAAAAGGACTTGGTTCATTCTTTTCCACATGATCAAGACACTTTCTTCCGGTTCCAGTTCTAACCGTTGTCTGAATTGCTTTAATCAATTCAGTAATTGGAAATTGTTTCAACATTGCCATGTCACAACACCTTCTTCAGTTCCTGTTCAAGTAACTTTGTGAAGTTATCCATTTCCTGTTCCACGTTTCTTTGCAGGAAGTGCTGACCGGGGACATATCCACCACCCCTTGTCCGGTGTCCGAACTCAACGTGTGGTGCATAGTCCTTGGAATAACCCATCACAGCCCTGTCTTCACCTTCCACGTCAAGACCTGCTGACTGTCTAAGTTCACCATGTGGCCCACCAGGTCTTGTTGCTTCCGTTGACACAGGTGTCCCGCCGTTCACAGCCCGGTTGTAGATGTTCTGTGCAGCAATCTTTGCAGCACCATGGAACCGTGTTTCAGAAACCTTCTTCAAGGCTGCTGCCAGTTCTTCACATCCTTCAACCGTGATCTTAATATCCGGATAACCACCGCCATTGTTTGAACTAACTTCCATATACCTTCACCCTGATCACAGACCACCTTGGTGACAGGTCAGTCACTTCAATGACTTTCAGCATCACGTTGTTAATCTCTGCCTTTTTGACAGATTTAATGGTGTCATAAGGTGCAGGGACTGCATAAAGCTGTTCATTCTTGGTGACTTCCCTTCCTTCAAGGGCAATCTGCTGATCAGTCCAAGGTGTCAACCGGATTGAACCAGTCCACACCTGTTCTGTTCCCTTTTTAGGATTTCCAAGTTCATCTGCATGTTCATAGTCAACAGTTTCTGCATATAAGGTGCAGTCTTTCCACATCATAGGAACCTGATCACCTTCCTGTTTCCTGACTGATCAGCAGCAGCACTGTTCAGCCATTGGTCAATTTCATCCTTGTATTCTTCAAGAATGTCCGTGATGAATTCATTCTTCAGACTTGCATTCCATTCACTCTTGATTCCTTCATAGTAACGTCTACGCCACAGCTTCACGGATGCATCAACCACTATTGACTTGAATGCATCAGGGAAGGTTGCTTCAGTCACACCCAACCGCAGTGAAAGACGGTCAGTCACAGTCTGGATGATGTCATCCATCACATCTGTGTCATAGGTTTCCCCGGTCATTCTGACCGCAACCCTTTCTTGTACACCGTCAAGCATCTGATTCACCTTCCCTTTCTGTCATTAAAGATCAAGAAGCAGTAACAGTTACTGCAATCTTACGAACCTTGTCACCGCACTTTGCTGTTACAGTGGTCTTACCTGCTGCAACACCTGTGATGACACCTGCTGCAACTGTTGCCACAGAAGTGTCAGCAGATGCCCATGTCACGGTTTCCCCGGCAGGATCAGTTGTGGCTGTCACAGTTGCAGTTCCTTCTGCTGCTACAGTTACCTTGGTCTTGTCTACTGTCAACTGTACGTTGCCAGTTACTTCACCACTGAACACACCGCCAAGGTCTTCTGCATAGAAAAGAACGCCGGACATCATCAATGTGTCAATGGAAGCCTTACCGTCTACAAGGAAGTGCTTGATGCCCACCATGCCAGTGGCGTCAGAAGTAAGTCCAAAGGTGGTACCAATGTCACCACCGGTTGGAATATAAACACCATTAAGGTTTTCCTTCACAGTTGCAATCGGATGTGCAGCAGGAACAGCAGGATCAACAATCACAGTTCCAAGACCAAGGAAGTCTTCAACATACTTGAAGCCAAAAGCTGTCTGAAGTGTGATCTGTGCAGTTCTGAGATAGTATGCAATATCCTGTGGATTTACAAAGTAAACCGGACTAAAGTCACCATCAACGAATGGCTCATAAGTCTGAAGTGCACCCCAAAGTTCTGCAAGGCAAGCCTGAAGGCTGTTTGAAGTTGCAGACATTGAACCTTCACCATCATTCAGGAAGGTGTAGAACTTTGTCTTGATACCCTTCTGGATTTCTCTTTCAAGAAGGTCATCAGTCTTGTTGACTGCCTTGTCCTTGCCCACCTTCTGAATAAGTTCAGCAGTAGAACGCTTGCGATACTTTTCAAGACCAAGTTCCCATGTCTTGACAAGTTTTCTTTCATACTCGATCAGACCGATTTCTTCACCTTCACCAACCTGTGCCGGGATATCTCCCTTTCTGCTGTACTTGTAGAACTTCACAAGAGTACCAACAGCCATAGGTGTCAGTTCTGTGATTCCAAGCACAGTCATAAGGGACTGGATGCCAGTTACAAGTCTTTCGGCATGGTCAATGCTGACAGCAGGTTCCATATCAGTTGATACAGTTGTGCCAGAGTCAGCGTCAAACATCTGCTTCAGATAATTTCTATTTCTGTTCATATCGTTACCTTTAACCCTTTCATAGTTCAAAATGTTTATAGTTTATTTGAACAGATCACGATGTTTCTTTATCATGGCCTGCCTTTCAGCCCTGTCCTTGATCTTCATGATCTGTTCTTTTGTGACGGTTCCTGAAGATGAACCAGTTCCCGGTGTTTTACCCTTCAAGGCTTCCTTGACAGCATCCTGAACAGCAGCTTTGAACAACTTGCTGAACTGCTGAACTGTTTCCTTGGTAGCTTCTGCATTATCTGCAATGATCAGGTTCACCAAGTCATCAGGAAGGTTGATGTTTTCTTCTGCCAACATCTTTCTTGCCTGTTTTCCCATTTCTGCCAAGTTGTTGGCTTTCTTCAGGGCTTCCAGTTCCTTCTTGATTTCATCACGTTCATGTTCAGCCTTTTCCTGTTCAGTCATCTTTGCCAGTTTTTCAGCTTCAGAAACAGCCTTTTCCTGATCCTTCTGCCACTTAGCAAACTTCTGGCTGATGATCTTGTCAAGGTCTGCATCAGAATACTTCTTTTCATCTGCACCCTTGTCTTGGGAACCACCGTCTTTGGACTTGCCATCCTTGGCACCACCGTCCCCGGTTTTATCTGTTTCTGATTTACCAGAAGCCCCCTTGTCATCTGTGCCACCTTCATCAAACATCTGCTTGAAGTAGCTTATCCGCTGCCATTTTGTAAACTTGTTCATCTTGTTTCCATCCTTTCATCCATAGGTTATAGTGTCCAATGCTTCACTTTCCCGGTTGCTTTTAATGACATCACCGCTTGGTCATCCTGATCTTGTCAGGATATGCTTCAGAAACCAGTTCCAAAGCTAATAAAAAAGACCTGACCAACAGACCGGATTCTGCTGTCAAGTCTTCCCTATTCAACATAAAATTGCCTGATTCAAATTGAAGTATTTGTTCAGGCTGCCCTGTGATTTCTGTCAATGACGCTGCAAGACTATTGCACAGCACCGTCACAGCTTCACAGGCAATATTGTTCCCGTGTTCCCCTTCAGCATGTCCCCACACACTAATAAGGTCACCAGTTACATCTATCTGTACCATGTAAATCACCACCCTTCAGGAAGTCCACAAGGATTCCCTGTGGTGGCATGATTCCTGAATAGCTTTTCACCATTTCATCACCATCAAACAGAAGGATGGTAGGAACCCGCTGAACCTTGTATTTCTTTGCAAGGTTTTTCGGATCATCAGTAGCATCCACCACTTCAGTCTGTCCGGGACAGTCCTTTTCAACTTCCGGGATCAGGTACTTCTTTGCACGTTTGCATGGCGCACACCATGCAGTGCTTATCAAAACAATTTTCCTGTTATTCATGTGAACCTGTTCAGCACTTCCTGTGCTGCCTTTCTTATTTCTTCATCAACTTCTGGATCACCACCATGTTTTTCCACATAGTCATCAATCCACTTCCCCGGATCAGGAACCACAATGGTGTATGTGCATCTGCACCAAGGATGAAGTGGCGGGAAATTGTCACCCGCAATTCTTGCATCAAACCGTATTGGTTCAGCTTCAGTTTCATCTTGAATGGATTCACAGACTTCACACACCTTGCTATCACCAACCGTTGACAGGGAATAATATTCAAAGGTGTTCTGGACTGCCCTTGCCTTGCTTTCATTCATGACAAAGGTTCCTTCTGTGTAGATCAGTCTGAAAGCCTTGTTCCGGTCAACATTGAACTGCTGTCTTAATTCAGTGGCCATCTTCTGATAGTTGTCACCCCTTGCGAAACCAGAAGCAACACTGTTTTTCAAAGTGTCTGCCAATTTCTGACGGTTATTCCATATTCTGTCAGAAAAGTTCTTTCCATCAACCCAACGTGTATTGACCACATCATGCATGATGGTTTCATAGGTCTTGTCAAAAACACCATAGGTGTTTTTCACACCAAGGTCATGTTCCATGGCCTTGAACCCACGTTCAGCCTGACGTTCAAGGTGCTTCTGAACTTCCTGCTGTTCCTTCACACCCATTTCAAGCTGTTGCATCTGGATTGACCGTTCAAGTCCTTCCAGACGGTTCAGTCTGTAAATGGATTCACGCACAGGCATAAGATGTGCATATTCAGGATACTTTGCAGCAAAGTCATCCATTCTTTCCATCAACAGTCTGAAGTCAGCTTCTGACAATCCTTGCAGAAGTGTTCTGTATTCAATGACATTGTTCACACCATAGTTGGCATAGTAGGAAGCGATTTCCTTTTCAAGCCTTCTTTCTTCTGCCCGGTAGATCCTGACAAGACGCTTCTTCAGGGCAGCTTCATCCTTTTCAAGTGCCCTGTTCAGTTGTGCCTGTCTGTTCTTCCAATAGCTGCTCATCCTCAATCACCACCGTCCTATTAGTTGGATAGTCAGTCTGATAACCTTCTTCATTCTGTTCTTCCTTGATCCTGTCAAGTTCTGCCTGAACGTCATCCACCATGGACAGCACCTTCAACTGTGTTTCATGACTTGTGATGCCTGAAAGATTGCCCGCAATCTGTGATTCTTCCAGTTCATTTGCCGGGAAGTTCCTTGTGAACTTATAGTTCAAAAGTGTCCAGTCATCTTCTTTCATGCCAGATACCGGATTACTGAAGATCAGCTTGTAACGTCTGTTCATTCCAGAAGTGAACTTTCTTTCCAGTGTTTTTGCAAGGTTGGACATTGACTGAAGTTTATACTTCAATGCAATACCTGTGGCAGCACCAAAGTTTTCATCATTGATGTTGGCAACCATGCTGATCTGGAAGATAAGACGTTCAAGACGTTCAATCAGGTTTTCCTGTGTCGCATCTGCTGACGGTTTCTGCATGAAGTCAACCACAAGGTTTCCATCATTCACACCGTCAAAGTTGACAATCCTGTTTTCCCTGATGTGCTGAAGGTCTTCACTTTCCAATTTGGCACCAAGGATCTTCATATAAGCATCAGCAAAATAGTCCACATCATTTGCCTTTTCACTGATTGCCTTGTTATATGCATCAACCATGGAAAGCACAGGTTCAAAGATTCCCTGCCTTTCTGCATTGGCAACATATTCAGCAGCAGGGACACCATCAAAACCATGTGGTTTTTCATCTTCATCCCTGAACTTCAAAGAAGGATTGATGTCAAAATATCTGACCATGTGTTCATCCGACACTGAACCATGGACAATGTTCTGTGTGTCCTTGTATGTTCTGACAAAATAACGGGGACGCTGAAGGATTGATTCATCATAAATCATGAAGGCTTCCATTGGATCAAGATATGTGATCCCAATTTCACCATCTTCATCTACAAAGTACATTTCATATCCACGTCCATATATCAGACAGTTCTTTGATAATTCAGCATTGTTGTCATCCTGATCATTGTACTGGTCAAGATAATTCACATAGTCACTGATGTTTGTTTCTTCTGCACTCACCTTGATAGGGATTCCAATAAAGAAGCCGTTCATGGTGTCTACAATGTACTTGGCAAAGTTCACCGCAATTCTGTTGTCAGGTTTCCATTCTGGTTTTTCTTTTGCATGGAAAATTGCATAATCTGTATTGTATGCATCCTGCAATTTCTTGTAGTGTTCATCTGTTTCAGTTTGGTTTTTCTTGATATATTTCCACAGTTCTTCAGCAGTCAGTTCTGTGTTATCTGATATTCTAAAAATTCCCGGCATGGTCAGATGCCCCCCTTCACATTCCTGTTATAGTGTGACCGCTTCTTTCGCCATCCTTCCACGCCATAACGTAAGGATGCCATTGCATCATCAAAAAAAGGAACTGGTTCATCAAGGTATTCATTGCGCTTGGTGTCCAGTTTCCATTTCCACTGTTCAATTTCCTTCTTGAAGTTGATCAGGTGTGGTGCAATGTAGATCATTCGCTTGATTGCCCGGTCATCTTTTTCAACAGGTGCACCCTTCAACCAGTCAATCTGTGCTTTCTGGTAGCCTTTGTCATTCTGGCCTTTTTCCTTCTTGACTGGCCTTGCCTTGTATCCTGCATCACACCACATCTTGATTCTGTCCGGTTCAGCAGAATCACACCACATGATCTTGTTTTTTGGTAGCTTCTTCTTGTCTGCTTCCCTGATCCAGTCCGTTGTGTCCTTCTCAAAACCATAAAGGCCGTCAATCACATAAATATTACCGTCCTTGTAGCCATACAGATAGATTGCATTGGCGTGGTTGAAGCCAAAGTCCTGACCAAGGGCAACGTCATCATAATAGGACAGGTCTGTTGGAACCGTGACCACCTTCCAGTTGGACAGGATCAGTCCAGACGTTTCACCCCATTCACCAAGGCCATAGACCTTGTATCCTTCAGGATCAACTTCTTTCCTTCTTTCCATCCTTCTGTGATAGGCTTCATCAATGAACCTGTTCATCAGATAGGTTGAACTGTGTGTCATCACGTCAGGATCATCACGGTCAAAGAACTGTTTCTTTATCCAGTGGGATGCACTCACAGGATTGAAGGTCATTCTGATCTGGTAGAACTGACCGTCAGGAAGTTCACCACGCAGACGGTCATCAATGATTTCAAAGTCTGCCTGTGTGATTTCCGTTGCTTCTTCAATCCACACGTCAGTCAGCTTGCCCTTCTTAAACGTGATGGACTTCAGCTTTTCACGCTGCTTGTCATCATTCACGCCCCTGAAGATGATTTCATTGCCGTTCAGCTTGCAGCGCATTTTCATACCGCTGCTATTGATGTACCAGAACCGGGAATACCCTTCCCCGAACATACGAAAAATAGCACCCTGCAATTCTGCAAAGGTGCTGTCTCTATTTGTCACATCTGCTTTTCTTACACACAGAAGGTTCCTTCCTTTGTCCTGCATCAACCGCAGGATGTAGTTCTGTGCTGTGTCCACTGATTTCCCTGAACCTGCTGAACCCTTCAGAACAACATAACGCTTCTTGCACAGGTCAACTTCCCTGAAGCACCTGTTGGCTTCCACCTGAATGTTCATTCCTGTTCACCCTGTTCAGCGTCATTGTCATCACCATAGTTCACATTGATGTTGATGTCACCACCCATTTCCACGTTCAGACGGTCATCCCACATTCCAAGATGTTTGCCAAGCAGTTCCAGTGCTTTAACCTTATCATTCAACTTGATTTCACGTTCTTCAGATGACCCTTTGTCTGTGTCCATGGTTTTCACCTTTACGGATTGAACAGCAGCAAGGTCATCTTCTTCAGCATCAGATTTAATAGTCACATCATTGGTGTCTACCACGTCCGTTATTTTTACAAAAGCAATTTTAGCAAGTTCTTTGATCACTCTATCAACAGAAACACCCGTTCTTTTGGAATGTTCAGCCATTGCTTTTGATATAGCTGTATGAATTTCAGGTTTTGTCAGGTTCTCCTGTCCAATGCTTCCCGCTGTCGCAGGTGAATATCCCGCCCTGATTGCTGCTTGTGTGGCATTCAGGTCAATCAGGTATTCTTCCACGAACCGCTTCTGTTTCTTGGTCATCCTGAATCACCACCTTCCATGATGCAATCAAAAAGCCTGCTGTTGATAGGAGGTACCGAGCACTCAACAGCAGGCAAGACAAAGGTCTTTACCCTAAAAGGAAAAAGTATTTTTTCCTTTTACCCATTTATACATGTTACAGTGTAACATACTGTTACAGTGTCAACAATTACATCATAGTGCTAAAATGTGCCATAAACCGCCAATCAGGTCAGATATTTTAAGTCAAGATATGCTTTTTCAAAGGCTTCCAGTGCTTCCTTGTGTTTGTCCCTCACATAGGCATAGCACCTGCCCATTTCACAGGCCGTCTGCTTCAGCGTCTTATATTCAACATACACGCTGAACAGCACCTGATTAAATGCAGCATTATGAAGACCTCTGATTTGTGCAATTATCTTTTCCCTTGCATCAATGAATTTGTCAATTCTGTTATTCAGACGGTTATCAAAAGTCACAATGTCACAAACATCATTGCACAGTCTGTCCTGTGGACTTGCCTGTACTTTGTCCCGGTCATACCTTATGGCACCCTGGCCTGTGGCATTTATCCGCATGGCTTCAAGTCTTGATCTGTCCTGATCAATGGAAACATTTATGTTCTGAAGCTGTTGCAGGTATTCCCTTGCTGAAAGTCCCATTTTCATCACCTCTTCTTTATTTCCGCTTCAATTTCATCAAAATCACATCAAGGTAGCGGTTAAATATAAAAAGGTAACTGTTGGGTAGCGGTTAAGGTAACTGTTGCGACCTCTAACCGCTACCCTGAAAAAGCCTTATTTTTCAAGGCTTCAGACATCCTTCAGAAAAAAGGTAGCGGTTGGTAGCTGTTAAATCTATTATATATAATTTTTTTATGTATTTTACTTTCACATAAAATACTTATTTTTTAGTTTTATAAAAAGTTTGATTTTAACCGCTACCAACCGCTACCACCGCATAAAATAAGGCTTTCCAACAGTTACCCTAACCGCTACCAACAGTTACCAACAGTTACCTTTTACCCGTTTCGTCTACATCAATCATCACGCCAACTACCACCTAACATTTTTCTGTCAGAACGCATCCGGATGATGCTTTCCACTAACCAGATTGCACATTCAAGTATCATCATGAATAAAAATGCAAATGGCAGCAGGATAAGCAAGATGATAAGCGTCGCAATACCAAGCAGAATAATAGTGATTTCATAGATTATTTTTAATATGCCCACCATTTTCTTTTGAATATCCTTTCTGCCCACCGCTTCAGCTTATATTCCTTGATCTGTTCATCCGGTGCAACTTCGGTCATGTCACAAACAACCATCAGATCAGACAGTTCTTCCACCACCTGTGCCATGGCTTCACGCTTTGTCACAGGTGTAGGGTTTTCGCTTCTAATAACCCTTGCCATCTTCAGGGATGCCTGTGCAAGTTCCGCTGCTTCTTCTGCCATCTGTTCATACAGTGCAGCAGGTGGAACTTCCTGAACTATCAGTTTCTTACATGCTTTCGGATCACTTAAATTTAAGGCACTTATAAATTCAATCATACTTTTTCACCTTCCTTTTCCCAATTACCAAGGACAATTGTGTCCATGTATGGCAGTTCCTGCAAGTGTTCAACAAATACCCGCCATTCTTCCAACTTGTGTCCTGTGCGCTGACTGATCATAGATGCAGCGTTTTCATAATTCATGGTGACTGTGCGCTTCTGGTTGTAACTGGATGGAAGCATCTGAATAATGTTCCACCAGAATTCCTTGGAACCTTGCAAATGATTGTCTTTACTTTTCAGGTACATTTCCCGCTGCATGTTCAGGAAGCCGATAACCTTCAGCATCATGGTCTTTGCATCATCGTTCATCTGATCAACGCTAAAGTCGAATATGTCAAAAGGTTTCGCCATCAGCTTGTGCATGGTGCTGCAACTGTTGGCCGTAGTCCCCACCTTGTAGGTGTCAAATTCCTTCCACCAGTACAATGGTGCAGTGATGTCCATGGAAACAAAAATCTGACGCATGAACTTCCTGTGTTCAGTCCCGGCCATGAAAAGCCTGTGCATCAGGTCACCGTCATTGTCACCAAGGACAAACTCACCAGGGGGAATCACACAGCCGTATTCAGTCCTGAACTGGCAGGTGCCGTCAGAATCACATTCCAAATTACCACACCACCGTGTGTCTGACTTTTCCCAACTGTTCATTGGATTCCGCATCCCCCGGATTGCATGTTGAAAACCCCATGTTTCTATATGTTCAATCTTGATCATTATTATTTTCTCCTTTATTCATTATCAAAGATTTTGTGGTTCTTGCCATTCACCTTCCTTTGAACCACCTTCAGATGCAGACGTTTGTTCAGTTGCTTGCTGAACACATATCTTGACATGGCTTGGATGGAAGATTCCTGACAATAAATCTGATACCTTCTGTAAACATCAGCAGTTGGCTGATGCAGGATATTTCCAATACCTTCTTCACTGATGAAGCCGATAATAGGATTGTTTTCAAGTTCGTATTCTTCAAGCTGCTTCTGGATCTTTTCACTGCTTGTAAATTCATTGACGGTCAGCACCCGCTTCAGTCCCTTCAGCCCACACTGAATCAGGTATTCTATGGAACCCTGTTCAATCAGTTTGTACTTGATGAAAGGATCAAAGTCAGGATCATCCTTGGTGAATACTGCATTAAATGGTATAATCACCAATCGTCGCATAACCGCCCCGGTCTTGTCTTTCATTCTTGGAATGTCATTGGCAGAAAACAGCAGCTTGCAATATGGTTCAAATTCAAAAGGTGTTTCCTGTTTACGTTCACCCTTTATCCGGTTCCCGGTCACCACTTTCTTGAATATGGCAACCTGTGAACCCTGAAGGAAGTCATCACTGATGTCATCACCGACATTGGCAAGTTTTCCAAAGATCATTGCTGTGCTGAACCTGTCACCAATTTCCTTCAGATCAAGGGCTGCAATGTTATGGTCACCAAGCAGTGCCTTAATCATGTCAAGGAATGTACTTTTACCATTTGCCCGATCACCTGTCAGGATGAAGGCCTTACCACCTGCCAGTAGTGCCGATCTGTACATACACGCACCAATGCATTCTTCCAGGACATCCCTGATCCGCTGATCATTGCAGGACAGTTTGTTCAATGTCTTGTCTGTCAGTTCATTGTATGCCCCCGGCACAAAGTCCCACGGAATCTTGTTTGTGATCACAATGTCCGGTGTGAATGGCAGCATCTTGTCAGTAACTATGTCATATATACCATTTTTGAAAGCCATATATCTTGCAGGTGCCGTCTTGATAGGATCAGCAATCAGTTCCAAGTAGTCCATGGTTTCACGTCTTTGTGTTTTCTTCAGTTTCGGCACCAACTGGATCATCTGACTTTCAATGTCCCGTCTTGCTGACACGTAGATCCCGTCCTTGTATATGTGCAACTGGTCATTGATCAGCTTCACATCATATGTACCCTTCAGATATTCAGCAAACTTGTCATGTAAAAATGAAGCACCTGACCAGAATGATGGGATGATCTGCTTCTGGAAGGATTCATCACGCAGTATCACATCCAGTTCAGCATCTGACATCTTATCCCCAAGGATGAAGCGGTTGATGCATTCCTTGTATAGTTCCCTGATCCTGTCATCAGACATCTGAAGCTGTGACTGAAGAATCAGGATGTATCCATACAGATCACTGTTTCTGCCATCACCTTCTTTGGACTTCCACAGCTTAATGTTGGTTTGCACTGGGATCAGTTCTTCCGGAACTTCCTGATATTCTTCATCTTCATAGATGTCATACACAGGTGGAAACCTATTAACACCGTTCACCCTCAATGGGATGTATGTTTCACCACCGTGTATGTCGGCCACAAGACCACAGGCAAGGTTCAAGTCTTTATTGAACTTTGTGATCCTGTGGGCAGTGTCCTTCCAGTATGTGTGAAGATGATGGTTCACCGGGTTTTCAAGGCACATGCAACGCCACTGATTCTGTTCAGCCATGTTCAGGAATGCTTCAGACATTTCAGCATCATCAAAACTGATGTCAATGAATCCTTCATTGCAGACAGCACCAAAATTGGCAAACTGTGAAGCATTTTCAAATGTCCTTACCTGACCGATTCCCTTGTGACGGTCAACACAGCGCTTGCCGTCCTTGCCACCGCCCTTCAGATATGTCCTGAATATTCTGTTGTTTCCTTTCCATGCATCTTCCATCAATGCCACCCTGCTGAAAGCTGTTCAATAAGTTCAATGTTGTTTTTGAACTTTTTGTCCAGTGACTGAACCCTGTTGAATTCTGTATATTGGTGTTGTGCATTATATTTCAGGTTTCGTTGTTTATCTTTCAGCCCTTTCAGTTTTTCCCTTTCCTGCTTCAACTTTTCCTGATAGGGTTTTTTCTTACCCCTTGGCAGTACCCTGATGAAGTCCTGCAAGTTCTTAACTTCCTGCTCACATTTATCTATCTTTTCCTGCATTTCTGATGCTTTTGTTCTTAGTTCCACATGCTTGTCTGCCCGGAACCGCAGGGTTTTTTCAGTGTCCAGTTCTCTTTGTGCTTCCTTCAGCCACTGAAGGATGTCCTGTGCGATCTGACATCTTTCTTCCCAATTCAGTGCAATAGTCTTCAGGAACAGAATTCTGATATTGTGAGCACTGTTTGGGAAGAACCGTTCCATGTATAAAGACATCTTGCCGTTAGGATATTTAATGTGACAGATTCCATTTTCAATCATGTTGCCCCCCCC